CCGCCTGCATCCAAACAAACCAAAGAGGTAAAGGGGGGTACTGACAATGTTGACAAGACGTAGAGTAGTCGCAGCAAAAATTGAAGCAGCCGAAGGGACGATGGAAGCCATCGTCGTTGCCGATAGCGGCTTGTTGGCAATTGATCCGAAGTTCGACGCGGATTTCAAGACGAACAACAGGGACGATGTCAAGACGAACACCCTCAGCAAGATGATCCCGGTACCGGGCGCCCAGTCCGGGAAGATCACCTTCCGGACCGAAATCAAAGGTACCGGCTCGGCGTACGCGGCAGCCAACAAGCCGGTAATCGGCACGTTCCTTCGTGGCTGTGGGTTTGCCGAAACCGTCGACGCCACCGCGGGAGTTGAAAAAGTCACCTACCTTCCCGCCTCAACCGGCATCCCTTCCCTCACCATCTGGCTGTACGAAGACGGGATGATCAAGAAGCTCAAAGGATGCCGCGGCAATGTCAAGTTCTCCGGCAAGACCGGCGAGATCGTCTATGCCGACTTCGAATTCACCGGAGTATACGGTGGCATAGTCGACGGGGCAATGATCAGCCCGACCTTTGATCTGGCCGCGCCGCCGGTAGTCCTGGGAACGACCATGACCATCGACGGCTATACCGGTGTCTGTGAGTCGTTTTCATTCGACATGGCCACCACGTTGCAGCTGAGAGGCTCCGCCGGTTCCACCGAGGGATTCCTTTCCTGCCTGCTCACCGACCGCAAACCTTCCGGCAAGCTTGACCCGGAAATGGTACTGGCCGCCACCTATGACTTCTTTGCCAAGTGGAAGGCAGGCGGTGCCGGCGCACTTACGGTCGGGCCGGTAGGCGGCACCCAGTACAACAAGTTCACCTTTACCGCGCCCAAGTGCGTGTACACCAAGGTGGGCGACGGCGACCGCAACGGCAACCAGATCGCTGACCTGGATTTCCTCCTCGCCATGAACAGCGGGGATGATGAACTGAAACTGGAATTCACCTGATGACGGTTTGGCGGAGCCTCCGTTTCCTCCTTTGAGAGGCTGGAGGCTCCGGCCTCCTTACCGCCTCTTTTTATGCAATCAACCAACGAAAGGAGTAGGACCATGGGATTAGCTGACATCGCACCAAAAAACATCGCGGAGCTTGGATCTGAAGTAGAGCTGCTGCACCCGACAACCAACGCCAGGATGGGAGTTTTTCTCATTCTTTGTGGCAGCGACTCAGACACGTTCCGGGGCATCATCCGCCGGCAACAGAATCGCCGCCTGGAGCGTACCAAGCAGGCCCGGAACAATAAACCCGCACCTCTGACGCCTGAAGAGCTTGAAGAAGAATCGATGGATCTGCTGGTCGGCTGTACAAAAGGCTGGCTGACCAGGATCAAGGATGAAAAGGGGATAGTCACCGAGCGTCAGGAACTAGACATCAGTAATGACGAATGGCTTCCCTGTACGCCCGACAATATCAGGCGGCTCTACAATGAAGTCCCTTGGGTTAAGGAGCAGGCTGATTACGCCATAGGAGACCGTTCCAATTTTTTGAAACGTTAGCCGTCCATCTGCGCGAATGCGCGGAGCGACTGGCGTTGGCGAAAGGAAAAGGCTTCACCGGAGACATTCATCCGGCAGTTGAGCATGTATTCATCTGGTTCAACGAATTATCAGGCACCCGGGGAATGACAGTCGTAGCAGGAATGGGCGGAGGGGGCAGCTTCCCCTCCCCCATCACCTTCACCGAAATCGATTCCTGGGCCAATCGGACACACAACGATCCCACTGCCTGGGAGGTACGGCAACTTCGGAGCATGGACGAAGCATATCTTGCGGCCTATCACGGCAAGCCGACTGGCGAAGTAGCGAGGCATCAAGCCCTGGGGGAATACTGCCAGGGGAAGGAAATAGAGAATTGCAGGCTGAACTTCGGGGATTCATTGGAGCACGTCTGTGCGACCTGTCCGAATTAAAGTAGCAGACTTGGGCCAAGCATGATGTTGATTTGTGCTATGCCCACGGTGGAAGGTAGGAGTGGATTATGAGTCTTGGTGCCGTTTCTCTCTCTGTAAAAGTCAATGGCGTATCTCAATCGGTTGACGGATTCCGCCAGGTCGAAACGGCCACTCAGCGCCTGGCGCGGGAAGTGGAAACAACATCGGGGCGGATGACTACCGCAACGTCACGCATGGCGGAAAATCATAATCGGCAGATGAACTCCATGGGATCGGCAACCAACCGGTCGCAGTCCATTATGACCTCCTTCGAAAAAACAGTGCAATCCGTCACTATGAGGATCTGGAACCTCACTATGGCCGTGGGGATCGTGGTGGGTGCACTCGTCGGCATGTCATCCCTGGCCGATACCCAGACCCAGATCGCCAGTAAGATCAAACTTGTTACGGACAACATGGAGGAACAGGCGTACCTGTCGGAGCGCCTGTATAACCTTTCCCAGAAAACCCGGTCGCAGAACGAAGCGACCGTTGAACTATATACCCGCCTCACCCGCTACACCAAGGAACTCAACCTTACACAGGAAGAACTGTTCCGCATCACTGAATCAGTCAATAAAAGCATCACCCTTTCCGGCGGATCCGCGTCGTCAGCTCAGGCAGCGATCATACAATTCAATCAGGCCATGGCCAGCGGAGTACTGCGTGGCGAAGAACTGAACTCGGTCATGGAGCAGGCGCCACGGTTGGCCGAGGCCATTGCCAAAGGGATGGGAGTGACCATTGGGAAGCTCCGCGAGATGGGCAAGGAAGGGCAGCTCACCTCAAAAGCCGTGGCCGAAGCGCTACTTTCTCAAAGTAATTCGATTGATTCAGAATACGGCAAGATGACAAAAACTGTCAGCCAGTCATGGACGGTTCTGGTCAATGCAATTGGGAGGTACGTTGGAGAGAAGGACCGGGCCACCGGAGCCAGCGCAAGTATCGCCGAAGGCTTGATCAATATTTCTGAAAACATGGCCAGCCTTGACACCGTGACAACAGCGGGGATTGTAACATTCCAGGCTTTTTTTGGATTGCTGGGCGACGGAGTAACCCTGATCAGCGGCACGGGCCAGGCTTTAAAAGAAATGGTAGATTTCCTTGGCCAGGTCCCCGGACTGCTCACACCACTTGCGGTAGCAGCATATTACGCAGTTGGGGGTATCACTGCGCTATCGGCAGCGTTCACAGGGCTGACGGCAGCAATAGCGGCCTCCATGGCTCTTAATCCGGCCGCCTGGGCAGCAGGGGTTGGTGTAGCGTTCTACATGGCTGCTAAGCCTGCTGTTTCGGCCCTGGACGAACTGATTCATAAGTACACTGACCTCAACCTCACGGGAGAAGCCGCCTACCGGGAAGAGATGCAACGAGCCGCTGAAGCGGAAAAAGCATGGGAGTTCCAAAAGCAGAAATCTCTGTTCATGTACAAGGAAGGCGGCATCCCTCTTTCCGCTGGGATGAGAAAAGAGTTGGGTATTGAAACCACTTCCCCTGTTTCAACAAGGCCATCCGATGAAGAACTGAAAAGAATTGAAGACTGGCGAAAGATCTACGCGGATCTTCGTACCGAGATTGCCAACACCAACCCATACATAGATCAGCACCAGCAGGAGCTGAATAACATAGCCAACAGGTTTGATGATCTCATGCACAAGAAGGGGGCGGATATATCGCTCCTGAAACAACTTCGTACCGAGTTGACATTAAATGTCAAAGCCAGGCACGAACAGGCAGTCGCAATCAAGGCCACTTCGGACGAGTTCAAGGAATACCTGCGGCAGGCCGAGGCAGAACCTCCCCAGCACAACGAGGCAGGCAATAAGAGTCTACGCTGGGAAGAGGAATTGAAATGGCTTGAGTCGCTGCAGCCGACAGCAGAAGCGGATGCACTCAATACGCAGATCGCCACCCTGGAGAAGATGCTTGCCGATATGCCGTGGCTGGCTGATCAGGTTTCTGCGGCTATGGAAAAATTGAAGGAGGATTTCTCAGCTTCATCTGGCCTGAATGACATTTTGGCAAAAAGCGCAGAATTGAAAGTTGCTTTGATCGAGGACCCTTACGAGCGAGAAAAGGGATATATTAAAGAGCGGTACGATCTGGAGCGAACTGAGGCGGAAAAGGCTCTAAAACGCCATGAAAAGGATGCAGAAAAGCGGGCAAAGATAGAGGCGTACCTAACCGATTTAAAAGCCAAGTATATAGACGAAACGACCCAAGTTGACACTGAATCATTAAAAAGCCGCGTTTATCTTGCATCACAATATACCGGGATGGCTGGACAACTGTTTGCTGAACTGGCTGCCTCCCAGGACCAGTCCAGCCGCGAAGGGTTCGAATCCGCCAAAGCTTACAGCCTTGGTGCGACCATAATGAACACGGCCGCGGCGATAATGAACGCCTTCGCTACTGTACCGTGGCCTGCATCAGTAGCTGCTGCTGCACTTGCCGGTGCCACTGGTGCCATCCAGATAGCTACCATCAATTCCGCTCAATTCGGCGGCGGCGGTAGTGTCAGGGGAGTCTCTGCGGGATACGGGGGGAGCGGTAATGCCGGAAGTTCCACAGTTACCGGCAGGGGCATCGGCGCTCCCACCAGAAGCATCAGCGACATACAGACCGAAGAAAGCCTCCGCCACTTGGCAGAAAGCTCTGATCGTGCCGCCAATGCTATAAACCGTGTGGCGGACGGGTTGACCGAAATAGGAACCCTTTTCAGCGAAGGAAGCAGAGGCAACGCTTACGGCTCACAACTGGCCACGGCTGAGGGACAGACCGGCAAAGGGGCCTTACCGATGACCGGCAACGGCCAATGGAGCATGGTCGCGGCGGGATCGGCAATCGGCATGATCGGCGGTCCGTTGGGCATGGCGATCGGCGCGATCATCGGTGGAGCACTGAACGGCGCGTTCGGCATCGGTAATAAGTGGGTCAGAAACGCCACCGGCGTCAATCTTGGCATGGAAGATGGCGAACTGACCGGCAGTCTCTGGACCCGGTACAAAAAAGAAGGGGGCCTGTTCCGCAAGGATAAATATTCCGTAGAATCCTCACCGCTCGTCCGGGAGATGGAGGATACCTTCAACGGCTACCTCGGCCAGATCATGATCGCCATCTCCAGGTCGGCGGTTGCCCTGGGTACCAGAACCGATTTTGGGAGTACACAGCTGAGCTCGACACAGATCCAGACCTCCGGCCGCAGCGCCGAGGACATCAACAAGGATCTCGAAGCCTGGTTTACGAAAGCGGCGGACGTCCTCGCCCAGACCACTGAAGGCCTGCAGGAATTCACCTTTCAGGGAGAATCGGCGTTCGACGCGATCATCCGCCTGGCGGTTTCATTGCAGACAGTTGACGCTGAATTGGAATTGATCGGGGCTAAAATACTGCCGGCTACACTTGCAGCCGGTAATGCAGCATTTCTTTTGACGGAGATGATGGGAGGAATCGAGGAGTTTCAGGATAAGGTCGGCACCTACTTCGAATCAATGTTCAGTGACGAAGAGCAAGACCGCAGGCGTGCCGCAGCAGCAGCCCGTGAAGTCGGCGTTGCCTTC